ATGAATTTGGAATCTAAAATGATAAAGGAAATAATTGGAAAAAATGTGGAAAATAGTGAAATAAAACTTGAAGAGTTAAAGGGTATATCAAAAAAAATAAGAGATATGATTTTTGAAGAAAATCCAGTGATAACAGCAGTTGAATTAGATATAATAATGGAATATTTAAACTTAGAGTTAAGTTATATATCTAAAAATTTGGAACCTAAAAGACAAATAATAAATCAATTAAAATTTAATGAATGGAAAAAAAATAGCTCTTTTGATATTAAAAGTTAAATTTAAAACTCTTTTTTGACCATATTCATATCAGTGATTTTATCAATAAATAATAAAAAACAAGTATAGGTAAGGAGTTTGAGAAATACTCTGTAAAGTCTCATATTAGTGGAAGGAGGAAAAAATGGAATTATTATTAGCAACAGAATTTGAAAAAGAAAAAATAAACTTTTTTTTAGATGCTAATGAAGTTGTAATGGACATAGAGCAATTAAGAAAAGCCGCTGGATTTAAAAATGAAAGAAGATTAAAAGAGCTTTTAGCAGCACACCCAGAACTTCTAGAAAAAGAATATAGTTATAAGAAAAAAATCTCTAACCTTGAAGGTGGAGTAACTAAAATGAGAGAAAAAAGGTTCTTTACAGAATCTGGGATTTATGAAGTAACTTTTTTAGCTTCTACTCCAAGAGCCATGGAATTTAGAAGATTTGCCAGTACTATTTTAAAATCTGTAAGGAAAGGCGAAATGATACCAAAACTTCCAGCAGATAGATGGAATTTGATGGAAGAAAAATTTAATAAAATAACAAATTTATTTGAAGAAAGACAAGATCAATTAGAGAAGCTAGATGAAAATGCAGAAAAAATAATAAATCTCTTAGAGGAATTAAAATTAAAGTTTATTAAATTTGACAATTTGGAAGCTGATGTAAAGGAATTAAAAAAGAAAGTAACTCTTATAACAGAGAGTATGGATGACTTTTTAGAAGCTTTGGGAGAAGAGGAATGAAAGAAGATAAATTTTTTATAGATATCTTAACACTAAAAGGAGAGCTGATATATAGAGGATATAGTGAAAGCACATGCAGAATATATATAAGTACAGTAAAAGAATTTTTAGAATATACAGATAAGGAAATAATAAGAATAAGAAAAGAAGATGTAATAAGGTATCTTGACAAGCAGGCAGAGAAATTAAGTAAGAATACAATTTTGATAAAATTGAATGCTCTAGAGCTCTTCTTTGAAGAGATACTAGGATTAGATATAACTGAAAATATTTACAAGTACAAGCGAGAATATAATAACAAAATAATGTCTATGAAAGAAATAGAAACATTAATAGCTTTAAGTAAACCACGTGAAAGATTGATATATACACTTATGAATGAAACAGGGATTAAATCTGATGAAATAAAAGATATAAAAGTAAGAGATTTAAAGTGTATAGATAATAAATGGATTATAGAGGCAAACAATAGAAAATATAACATTACAACGGAACTTGCAAGAGATATGTATAATTATATAGAAAAATATAGACTTAAAGAAGAGATTTTTCTATCTAGTAAAAAAATAGGACTGCATGGAAGTGTAATAAAAAAGAAGTTTAGAGAGAAAACAACAGAACTTTTTGGAATACAGTATGGCATTAATGAAATGCGTTATGGAATAGCATTAGAAATGTGGAAAAGAGGAGAAATAGAAAAGGCACAAGAATATTTAAGAAATAAAAATAAGGGAAGCATAAAACAATATTTTAAACAGTTGGGATATGATTTTTACTAGGGCAAAGAGATAAGCAAAGAATTGGACGTTCGAGCACTTATCTCCAGCCTGTGGGCTTTATAAAAAGCTTATTACAATTATAACATATTGGGAGGGCATATGTCTAAGATAGAATTCTTAAAGGGATTATTATTAGCATTAGAAGGCAGTGAGGGAAGAGAGACATATAAAAGAATGATAATAAAAATAGAAAAGGAGATATTAAAATGCAAGGTATAGAAAAAAAAGTCCTTGAGTATAAAGAAAATCTTCTGAGAGCGACTGAATTAAGAGCAAAAATGGTAGATGCTGAAATAAGTTTTAATGTATTAAAAAAAGAGTTGGGGCTAACAGTACATGAGTTAAGAAAACTTGTAACTGGGGAACTGCAAGATAAAGAAGCAGCTGTAGAAAAGCTTATAAAGAATACACCCAAAACAATACTAAACAGAGATAAAGAATTTAAGCAGTTCCAGAAGATTTTGCTGAAAAAGGGTATAACGATAACAGAACTTGAAAATGAATTGAAAGTAAATAGAAATAAAATATACAGAACAATAAGAGGAGAGAACATAAATAGAGACAGAGAATTAGAGCGAAAACTTGAAAATTTGCTTGATGAGAAATTGTTCTGCTGATAGGAGTAGCAATGAACTACACTGTAAAAGATTTAGAGCAAAAATTAAATAAGAGCAGATACCAGGTAATGCGAATGGCAAAAGAGCATAACTGGCAGGTAGTGAAAGTTGCAGAAAATGGCACAACAAAAAATTATTACCTGGCATCTGATGTAGAAAAGTGTCTAGATATATCTCCAGAAGCTGAAAACAATACTACAAGAACTTTGACAGTAGTAAAAAAAGAAGTTAAGGCTGTAGATGAGTTGCCAGAGTGGAACCAAAGAGTAGCATGGGCAAGATATATGCTTTGCTTGAAGTTGGATGAGGCTTACGAAGAAAGAGGGGAACTAAAGGAAAAAATAATTAAAGAATTTGTAGATAGAGCCTTTTTAGATTACCCTAAACAGATGGAAGTCTTAAAAAGAATATCTGTTCCAACACTTCGAAGATGGTTTATGTCTTATTCGAAAAACCCTTCTGATCCTTTAGCACTCTGTTCTAAACATGGAACAAACAGAGGTTTAAGGAATGTAGATAAAGAAGTTTTAGAAGATGTTAAAAGTCTATATTTAAGTAAAAATAAGCCTTCAATGATGTTTGTATATGAAAGAATAGTATTAAAGTATGGAGCAGAAGCTATAAGTTATGGTACTTTAAGAAACTATTTAAAGCAAGATTTAAATTCCATTGAAAAAGATAGAGGAAGAATGGGTAAAAAAGAATTTAGAGACACACATGATTTCTATATAGAAAGAGACTACAGCACTCTTAAAGTAAATGAGTTATGGGTATCTGATGGACATGACCTTGAAATGTCTTGTTTCCATCCCTATGAAAAGAATTCTAGAGGAGAGCGAAAACCAGCTACACCTAAACTTGTAATATGGATGGACATGAGAAGCAGAATGATAACAGGCTGGACACTAAGTTGGGGAGAAACAGCAGAGAGTATAGCGATAGCCCTAAAAAATGGAATAGAGAAATATGGAAAACCAAAGGAAGTATATACAGATAATGGAAAGGCTTATAAAGGTAGAGTTTTAAAAGGTACTAAAAATGTAGATGATGGCTTAGATGGTATATATGCTGCATTAGGAATAAAAGCAAGACATGCTATTGTTAAAAATGCGCAGGCGAAGCCAATAGAAAGATGGTTTGTGGATTTTAAAGAAAGCTTTACAAAAAGTAGTTTAACATATAAAGGTGGACATATTCTAGAAAGAAAAGAATCTTTAAAGGATATAATGAAAGATAAAGTATTAAGAGAAAAAATACTGGAGTATGAAGAACTTAAAGAGTATATAGAGAATTGGATAGAATATAAAAACCATATGTACCATGTAATTAGAAGATTGGCTAAAAAGAAAGCCCACAGAGGGGACAGCATGAACAATATGACGCCTTTAGAAGTGTTTAACAAAGAACTACCAGCAGAAAAAAGAGAAATGTTAACACCAGAACAATTAAGACTACTATTCTTATATGAAGATATAAAAACAATCCAACAAAACGGAGTAACACATCTAGGAAACACTTATAGAAATGAGCATTTATACTTCCATTTAAAAGAAAAAGTAAAAATTAAATATGATCCACATAATTTAGAATATATTTATGTTTATTTGAGCAGTGGAGAATTTTTATGTAAAGCAGAAAGACTAAATAAGGCAGCATTTAATGATATAGATGATATTAAAGAATTTAAAAAATTAGCTAAAAAAGTTAAGAAACTTGAAAATAATCTTATTGAGGCTAGAAACCAAAAAAGGGAAGTAGATGGAATGATAGAGTTTTCTTATGAAAGAAGAGAAAAACTAGAAAAAGAAGAAATAAAGCCACTTGTATTTAAAGAAAGTACAAAAAAAGAAAAGAAAACTATAAAAATAGCAGATGGTATGGAAATAATAATAGATGATTAGAGAAAAGGAGAATGGAAAATATGAAAGATGAATTAATACTTGCTTTAGAACAATTCTCCCAAGAGCGAGGGATGAGCTATTCTAAGATAGCAAAAGCAATGGGAATAGGAACTAGTACTTTAAGTGAAATTAGATCTGGGAAATATAATGGAGAAACTGAAACAATTTATGTAAAAATAAGAGCTTTTCTTTCTAGACATGAGGAAAGAATGAAAAGAATAAACTTTATAGCAGATACAGAAGTAAAAAAGAAAATCTACTATAGTATAGACTTAATAAAAAAATATGTAAGTAGTAATGTAAGAGAAGAACTGTTAGAAAGTGCAAAAATTGCTTACATAATAGGAAGAGCAGGAATAGGAAAAACTAAGGCATTACAAGAGTATGCAAAGGAGTATGAAGCTAAAATAGTTTTTATAACAGCAGAAAATTCGGACACAATAAGTACAATGATAAGAAAAATAGCTGCTGTTTTAAAACTTTCTAATACAGGGAATATGTCTGTAATTAGAGAAAATATTAAGAATAAACTGTTATTTACTGAAACAATAATAATTGTGGATGAGGGGGAAAACCTTACAGCAAAAGTAATTGATGCAATAAGAAGTATTGCAGACCAAACTGGAGTAGGACTAGTTATAGCAGGAACAGAAAAACTAAAACATAAGCTTATGACACAACAAGGAGTATATGAATACCTATATAGTAGAGCAGTTATATGGATGATGCTACAAGATTTAAACATAGCAGATATAAGCCTAATAACAAAAAAATTCTTAGGAAACGATGAGGCTTTATATGATGAAAAAAAACTTACTGCAATGATTGAATATATAAATAAAGTTGTTAGGGGAAGTGCAAGACAACTATCTAATCTGCTTAGTATGGCAACTGTAATAGCTAACTATCCAGAAAACTTGGAAAAAACAAATGGACTTTTAACTTTAGATTATATTAAAGCTGCTGTAACAATGATGGCAGTTGCATAGGAGGGAACAATGAATAATAAAGTAGTAGCAATGAAAACAGCTCTGGTAACAGAGCTTAATATAAAGGATCCAGAAAGATATAATAAAGAATTGTCTGAATTAGCAAATTTAGTTTTAACTAGAAAAAACTTAGTAAAAAAGATTATAGCAACTGATGATGAGCAAAGCAAAAACACAGTATTATATGAAAAAAGATATAAACAGCTAAACAAAAATATAGTTTTAAAAATAAAGAGTTTAAATGAAATGTTAAAAAATAAGTAGTTGTATGTTACTGAGCATATGTTAAAGAGCAAAAATAAAATAATATAAAGGAGAATTGATATGGTAGATATAAAAAAAATGACACAAGAAGAGAAAAAAGCTATGTTAGCAGCACTACAGGAAGAAGAAAACGAAGTAACAAAAAAAAGAAATGAATATAAAGAGCTAGTAAAAGAAACAGTTATAAAAAATTTTGAGGAAATAAAAAAGATTTCTGAACTGCTAATGAAGACTAAAAAAAATGTGTTTGAAGACTTTGCAACTATCTTGGAAATGAAAGCTGAACTTTATGGAATAAAAGAAAACCAGCAAACGCATACCTTTACAACAGATGAAGGATTAACTATAAAAATAGGACATAGAGTAGTTGATGACTTTGATGATACTGTACATACAGGGATTGAAAAAGTAAAAGGTTATATAAAAAGCCTTGCTCTAGGAGATAGAAAAATAGAGATAGAAAGAATGTTGGAACTTCTATTAAAAAAAGATAAAAAAGGAAATTTAAGAGCCAATAGGGTGTTAGAGCTTAAAAAGCTAGCTCTAGAGGTAAAGGATGAAGAGTTTATAGATGGAGTAAAAATTATAGAACAGGCATACACTCCACAGAAAAGTAGTGAATTTATAGAAGCTTATTATAAAAATGATAAAGGAGAAAAGATATATATTCCATTGAGCATTTCTAGCGCAAGCCTGGAGAGTGAAAAAAATGATATATGAAAAGATAGATCAAAATAAGATTGCCCTTATACATGCAGCTAAGGCAGAGGTAAAGATGACAGAGGATAACTACAGGATAGTTTTAAAAAGTAGATTTAATGTTACAACAAGCAAAGATTTAACATTCCCACAATTTAAAGTATTGATGGAAATATTTGAAAAACTAGGATATAAAAGCAAATATTTAACTAGAAAACAGTTAAGTAATATCCTTAATAAAGCAAAAATTTATTGGGGTAAGGACTTTAACAAGGAATTGAAAGCTTTTATAAAGAAACAGACAGGGCAAGATATACAGCTGGGAAGATTATTAATAAAAGATGCACAGGCTGTGATAAATGGCTTAGATAAGATGATTGAATGGAAAACTAAGGGGAAAAACATATGATAAGAGAAGTGCTGATGACAGCAGAAGAATATGTAAAATTAAAAAAAAGATTTATGGGTTGGATTATTCCAAGAACTGCTAAATTAAAAATAAATGAAGATATAATAATGATAGAAAAAACAATTTATAAAGATAAAATTAGCTATTGGATTAGTATTAATGGAGAATATTCACTTGGTAAAGAAAAAGAAAAATTGTATGGCTTTGAAAAAAAGAAAAAACTGTATAAAGGGAGCAAAGAAAAGGTATATAAAATCTTTACAAAAATTCATGGAAAGAAAAAAGGAACAGTAGAAGCAGAGGAATTTATGAAAAAGCGTACATTTATTTATTATCTTCCATATTGTTCTGATTATTCTACAGTAGAGAGAATGTTAAAGAAATATAAAGAAGTTTACTGGTTGAAAGAAGAGTATGAGGAGTAAAAAATGAAAATAATACTAATAACAGGAATAATTATAGTGGTACTTTGTATAGGAGCTTATAAACTAATAAATAAAATTTTTGAAGAGATAAATAAAATGGAATAAATACTAAACTTGAAGATAAAATATAAAGTAAATTTTCTAAAGGAGGAAAAGATGGGAAATGAAATTTTAAGAGAACTTAATATAAGAGAAAAAGAAATGTTTTTAAAAGTAAAAGAGCAGATAGAAGGAAAGGTGATCCGAGAAGTTTTTGAAAAAGCTGGAGAGCTAGAACAGATGATTAGTCCATTAGCTACTTTAAAATCCAAAGAAATTAATAAAATGAAAAAGAAATGTACAGAATTTATAATAACATTGGGAATATTAGAGGCAACAAGGCACAGCGATGATTTTAAGATGTTAGAAGATATATTTGAAGAAAGTGAGATTGTAGAAATAATGGAGAAGATAAAATGACAAAAAATAATTTTGAAGATAAAAAAAACGAATTAATAGTAAAGGTGGATGAATTGAAAGGATATGTTAGATTTGCCTGTAATATTAAATTTGAACAAAAAGAAAAAATTATGGAAATGCTTGATAGTATTTATAAAACTTTGAAGGGAAAATAATGGAAAGAAAGATAGGAGAAACTTTTGAATATTTAGGTAATAAGTATATAGTAGAAGAGGCAGATAATTGTGAGGAATGTAGCTTTAATTATGAAATAGTATGTGGTGGAGATGAAGAAATAAGTGGAGAATGTTTACCACATAAGAGGAAGGATGTTAAAAAGATAATTTTTAGAGAAGTAATGGGAGAAAATATATGAAAGAGATAATTTTGATTATAGCAGTAGGAGTATTTATAGGGGTTGCAGTAGCTGGAATAGTCTTATATTTAATTACTAAATTTATAGATATTTGGGAGGGGAAATAATGTTGAAAAAGTTATTACAATTTCTTTTTAAAAGAAAAAAAATAAAATATTATTTAAATAGTCATAAAAGGAAAAAATATGAATACTAGAAATTTATATAGAGAATATCCAGCAATTACAGAGGCAGAAGTCCAAGAGCTTCTGCCCCTTGCACAAAAAGGAAATATAGAATCTAGAAACAAAATTATAGAGGGTTATTTGAAGTATATAACCCATTTAAATAATAAGTATGGGAATGGGCTAGAAGACTGTTTTCAAGCTGCTATTTTTGGAGTTATAGAAGGGATAAAAAACTATAAAAACAATGGAACAAAGTTTTCTACTTATTGTTACCTTTGGATAAAGCAAAAGATAAATAGAACAAGAGATTTACAACAATATAATGGGAATACAGCACTTATAGAGACAAGAAAAAGATATGAAAAGTTACTAAAAGATAACCCTTTGCTCCAAGAAAAAGAAATATTGAAAAAATTAGATATTTCAAAAAGTACCTTAAGAGGTATAGAAAGATCTAGGTATATGAAAATAAGTTTGCAAGATAAAAAATGGGATTTTTTAGGAACAAACGCAGGGGAAAAAGAAATAGAACGGCGTATTGATAGAGAATACCTGGAACACTTAATAAAAAAGTATTGCACTAAAAGAGAGGCAGCAGTAATAAAGCAACTCTTTTTTGAAGAATATACAGAACAAGAGCTTGCTAAAATATATAATATAACTGTTAGTGGAATACATTTTATAAAAAACAGTGGAATAAGCAAGATAAGAAAGAAGGTAAAAAATGAGAGTAAATATAACAGAGGATGAAAGAAAGTATTTACTAAGCATAATACCTGCAGAACAAAAAAAGTTAATAAAAAAACTAAAGAAGATCAGGCAAAGAAAAAGCACTACTTATAGTAAATGTATAAAAGATCGGGAAGAAAAATTAAAGCTTTTAGAAGAACTAATAAAGAATAATTATAACTTAAAAAATGAAGAATTATTTATAAAAATGGGGATATCTAAAGCTACATTTTATAAAAATTATTCTTTAAAAGCTAAAGAGTTAAAAAAGATATACAAGAGCCAGTCCCTTTTTAAATAGGGCTGGACTGTATATTTTTTTTACCTATTAAATATCTATAAACATAAATAATATATATAAAAATATATAAAAGGTTTATTTTTTAATAAAATCAAGACTTGAATAAAAATTGTAAAGGAGTTATTATGCAGGAGAAGAAAAAAATTGAAGAAAATGAGGAACTTATTTTGAAAGAATTAAGGCAGCATGATGGCTGGGGAGAAATAAAAATAAAGGGAGGGTATTTTGTAGAAGCTAGAAAAAGAGTTCCAATATGTCCAAGAAAAAAAGAATAATAAAAAGATACTTTGTAGCATAGAGCTCGGTAATCTAACTAGATTTTAGTTAGAATTACTGGGCTTTTTTTATGCAAATTTTGGGAGGAAAAATGAAAATAAAAAAACCATTCCGTTATTTTGGGAGTAAAGGAAGATTTTACAAAGAAATAAAGAAAATTTTTGAAGAAAATAAGAAAGAAAACTTTGTGGACTTATTTGCTGGAGCAATGGAAGTACCTTTAAATATAAAAGAAGATTTTGGAGTGAATATTGTAGTAAATGTGAAGGATAGAGCATTAGAAAATTTAATAAAAATGAATAAAGAAAATAGAGTAATGAAATTATATAGAACAGTAATAGAAAAAATATATAGAGATGAAGAATTAAAAAGTATAAGAGAGATATGTAATAGTGATAAAATGAAATTTAATAAATTAAAACAAAATTTTTCTGAAATTTTGAAAGAAAATAGTTTAAGTTTAGAAGAAGAAAGCGTAATTATACTACTTTGTGGTTTTGCAGGGAAAACTAGAAGCCTAAATGATTCCTTTTATTCTAAAGAAAAAGTTAAGACATTAGAAAAGTATTTAGAAAAAATAAGACAACTAGAAATTAATACAAAATTTTTTGAAGAAACATGGGAATATAAAGATAGTTTTATATTTTTAGATCCACCTTACATAAATAAAACAGCAACAAAAATAAGTAAGGAAAAAGGATATAGTTATAAAAAGAATACAGGTGTAGATTGGACAGAAAAAGATGATTTAAAATTAATTAATTTTATTAAAAACAATTTAGAAAGAAATAATGTTTTTATGATATTTGGAAGCTTAGAAAATAACCTTTATAATTTAATTAAAGAAAATTTTAAAACTTCTAAATTTGAAATAATGAACTATAAAAAAAGTATGTTTGGAAGGATTTCTAACAGAGCAGAATGGTTTTGTATAATTAAACAATAATTTTTCTGGAATTAATGGTATTATATACAGTAGAACTTTTATGAGGTGGTTGAATGAAAACTATTTGGCTTAGTGCAGGACAAGCAGCTAAAAGGTTAAATGTTAGCTTGGAGACTGTATATAATATGTGTAGAGATGGAAGATTAGGTGGAAGATACAGCAGAGGAAAAGGGAAAAGTAAAGGAAGTTGGCTGATAGATAAAGAAAGTATAGAATTATTTGAGGAAAATACGACGTTTAAAAGTATATACCAATATAAAAAAGAAAGTGGTCAAAGAAGTTTATTCTAAGACCACTTTTATATTTGTTATTTTAATGCGGATAAAAATTTATCCTTATACATTTCTTGAAGAAGCAATCGAGCATACATTTTTTGAGCAACATTTTCAAGTAAATCATTTACATCTAAATATTTAAAAAATTTTTGTGCTTCATCATAGTCAGAAAAACTAAGACTTGTAAAAGTATCTGTATACCAAAATAAACCTATATAAGCATAGCTTTTTTTACTTTTAGAATTTATATCAATAATTTTAACTAGAAAATAACCAGAAACATTTAAAATTTTATGTTCATAAATATCTTTTATAGTATAATTCTTAGAACAGAAATCAATCAATTTTTCTAAAGCATCTTGAGCTTCTTTATTAGAATTAAAAGTAAATTTCATTAATTCACAAGGAGAATATTTTTTATATGCGTTTTCTGTAACCATTTCATAATTTTTACAACTTTTAAATCCCTCTCTTTCAAAATTTTCAATTTTTATATTGTACATATCTTCATATTTGGCAAAAAGACTACTACAGATAATCAAAAACAAAACAAATATTTTTTTCATATATTTTCCCCTTTAATTTTAATATTTAATACAAAGATTATATAGTATTTTCAATTAAAAATAAAGAAATAATTTTATAAAAAGTCATTGACTTTTTATAAAAAGAATGATATAATAAATTATAGAAAGGAGGTGAAAAAGTGGAGAGGATAAAAAAAATACTAGAGTTCGCAGTCCTAATACTCACTCTAGTATATCTTATCAGAGAACTCTTTTTATAGGTTCTCAAGAGGGGAGCAATCCCCTCTCCTCTAAATATATTATATCCTTTTCACGAGAATATGTCAAACGCAGGTTTAATTTTAGTAGTATTAGTTTGTAGTTATATTGGTTACAAAACAGATAATATATATAAAAAAATATTGTCTGTAGCTATTTTAATCCTAGCAATAATATATAAATTTTGGAGGTGAGATAGTGGGAAGACCTAAAGGATATACTCCAGAAATTAAAAATCCCAAGATAAAAAATAAGACAGTTCTAAAGTTTGGGTATAAATATACTCCAGAAGAAGCGGAGCTTATAGAAAGTGTTTTAGATGTTGCTAGAAAAGAATATAAAACAACATCTAAATCTATTTTAGAGATATTTAAGTTTTATAAAGAAAATAAAAAATAGTATTTATTCCAGAAGAGAAGGTTGAAATATACCTTCTTTTTTTATTGTATTTTTTGGACTTTTCCAAAATATCCCAAGCATCCCAAATTTATTTTAAAATTCCTGCTATGATTACTATGTACAGAAAAGAGGGAGGGGAAAAAATTGGGTTAACTTTAGAACAACAGGAAGTAAAAAAATTATATATAGAGGGAAAGAAAGCTGGAGAAATAATTAAACTAACTGGGATATCTAAATCTAAAGTATATAGATGGTTAAATGATAAAACTCTTGGATTTGAAGAGAGCAAGAAATTAGCAGAATTTAGTACAGATAATATGTTAGATATTATTGATGAAAGCCACAAAAAATTATTATTGGAAATTGCAGAAAATCCAAGTAAACTACTAGATTCTAAAGTAGCAGACTCTCTTTGTAAAGTTGCAAGAGTTTTAGAAAGTATGGCGGCTAAGTCTGATAGAGAAAAGGCAGCTGAAATTGAGGGACAAGAAACAACTAAGGGGGTGCTGATAATAGATGATGTTGAATACCAATACTTTGTTGAACAGAAAGCAAAGGAAGCTGTCGAAGATTCTAAATAAAAATTTTTGGGACTTATATCTAGAATGGAAAAAGAGCAGTTATACAAGATATGTTTGTAAAGGGGGAAGAGGATCTGCTAAATCTACGCATATAGCAATAATTCTTATCCTAACTCTTATAGAAGAACCAATTAATATTGTATGTTTTCGTAAGGTAGCAGAAACTTTAGAAACTTCTGTGTATGAGCAAATAAAAAAAGTAATTTATATGTTGGAATTAGAAGAATATTTTATTTTTAAAAAATCTCCTCTTCAAATTATTTATAAGGAGCGAGGAAATATGTTTTTGTTTAGAGGACTAGATAAAGCGGAAAAGGTAAAATCTATTGTAACTTCTAAATTTCCTATAACAATTTACTGGTTTGAAGAGTTACAGGAACATAATATAGAACAGGAAATAGAAACAGCTATAAAGTCTATTTTAAGAGGAGAGTTGGAGGATTATGAATATACTAATCTTCTAGGAGAAAAGAAAATAAAGAAAATGAAATACAGAGGAATATTTTCTTATAATCCTCCAAGACAAAAACAGCATTGGATAAATAAAAAATATAGCTTTTCGATAGTAGATAAAAATACTTTCGTACATACTTCGAACTATTTAAAAAATAGATATATTTCTAAAGAGTTTATAGAAGAGGCAGAGGCTTTAAAAGAAAGAGATTATACAGCATATAGGTGGGAATACTTAGGAGAACCAGTGGGACAGGGAGTTGTTCCTTTTCCTAACTTAATCTTAAGAAGAATAACAGAACAAGAAGTTAAAGGCTTTGATAACATGCGTAATGGACTTGACTGGGGTTATGGAGTGGATCCAGTTGCTTTTGTAAGATGGCACTGGGATTCTACAAGACAGACACTATATGCAGCTGATGAATTTTATGGAATACAGAAAAGCAATAAACAGGTAGCAGCTTACATAAATAAAAAGAGATATAGAGAATCTGTTATATGTGATAGTGCAGAACCAAAGTCTGTTGCAGAGATGAGGAGCTATGGAGTTAAAGCAGTATCTGCTAAAAAAGGAAAAGGTTCTGTAGAATATGGAGAAAAGTGGTTGGGGGAAATAACTATTATAATAGATCCACAGAGAACACCTAACATAGCACGAGAGTTTGAGCAAATAGATTATGCAACAGATAGATGGGGAGAACCTTTACCAAGGCTGGAAGACAAAAATAACCATACCATAGATGCAACACGTTATGCAATGGAAATGGATATGAAAAGATATAGAAAAGGAAAAAATAATAAAATAGAAAGACCAAAAGGAATATAAACATATCTAAGAGCCTTCGACAAGCCTTCGAAACATAAAATAAAAGTTTTTACGATTAAATAGTTGAGTAGAAAGAAAAAGGCTTTAAAATTAATTTTACAAGGTGGGAAAATGGAAGGAATAATAACAGGATTAAAAGAGCTGAAAAAGAGCGACATCTATATAAACTATGAAACAAATAAAAAACTTTATGAGGGTAAAAGCATAGATGTATTCTATAAAGATGTTTTGCGAAGAGTGAAACTAGAATATATGGGACTGTTGGATGACAGAAACAATTATAGAGAATTTTTCTTAGATGGAAGCAAAATAAAATGGAAGACTAAAAAATTTGATAATTTGATAGTTGGAAATAATATTTTAGGGGCTGTAACAAAGCTATTTGTAGAACTTGCAGCCAATAAGCCTCCAACTGTAGGGATAGAAGAAGATAAAAAGGATTTTCTACAATTAATAGACTTCCAGGACGAATTATCTGAAGCAGTGGCAATACAAAGTTACGCTGGAAGACTACTTATTAGAGGAACGGTGATAAATAATAAACTAAGCTTCTTTATTGTTCCACCTGTAAATTATTTTAAAATTCCTAATCTTTTAAATCCTGATTTAGCAGAAGCATATGTATTTTATGAAGAAGATTCTAAAAATGGCACCCTTAAATGTGAAATATATAGAGAAGATAAGACAGAATATAGACTTTTTACTATTAATAAAGATGTAGTAGAAGAAATACAATATCCAGAAAGCTTAGAAAGCTATGGAATGCAGAAAGATGGAAAAGGATATATAGATACATATAAAGGCTGGCAAGTGGCAGAGGTAGATAATATAAGCAGACAAACAGACTATTTACCAGATTTAGTAGTTATAAACAGAGAACTATTAATAGGAGACACCTTGACAAGCCAAGCTTTTGATAAAGTAGCAAATCCACTTTTACAAGTGCCAGAAAGCTTGGTGGAAACTGATCCAGAAACTGGGGACTATTATATTAACATAAAAGATAGAACAGCAATAATAGGAGAGGGAGATAAGGAACTTAAACAAGTATCTTTAGAAACCAAAACAGCAGAATGGAAAATCCAAAGAGATAACTATCTATACCAAATATACCAAGCAACAGGAACAAACGAACAAGCATTTGGTATAGATAAAAATGGTGCTGCTTCTGGAGAAAGTAAAATAAGAAGTATGGAGAGAACACTGGCAGCAGTGGAAACAAAGAGAAATAAAATAATAAGGGCATATGAAAAGATTGTAAAGTGGGGTTATGCCTATTTAAAGAAAGAAGGAGAACTAGATTTTACTTTACAATGTAAGGAAATAATAAGTCTATCTGCTACAGAAAAAGTAAATATTGCAAATACAGCCATTGTAGCTGGAATGATGAGCTTAGAAGCAGCAGTAGATTATATAAACCTTACAGAAATAACAACAGAGGAAGAAGTAAAGAGAATAAAAGCAGATTTAGCATATAGAACAAAATTGTTGGAATTACTGGAAAGACTTAGACAAATAGATACAGAAGGAAAGCTGGACAAATCTATACAAGAGCAAGTAGACAGCTTGATAGAAGAATTTGGGCTGAATGAGGCTGATGAGTAATGTATCCAAAAGAAATCGAAAAGAAATTAAAAAAAGTTTTTAAATTCTATACAGATAAGCTTTTAAAAAAATATAAGGAGAAGTTAGGGGAAGAGGGGTGGGTAAAGCTTAGTAATAAAGATAAAAAAGAATTCTTAGAAAAAATAAAAAAAGTTGCAATAGAGCAGGCAAACCAGACCTTTGATAGTTGGAAAACTTTAAGCAAAGAAGAACTAGCGAGAAGTGATCTAACAGGAGCAAAGGAATGGATAAGAAAAAATTATCTGTTATTACAAAAATTAGAAGAAATAATACCAGAACAGCTATTAAAAAACAGAGAAAAAGAAGTAATAAAAACATATAACATTCTTAATAAATCTGTTGGATATCGTTTTAATAAATTACAGGTAGGAAATATAGGGAAAGGAGATTTAAAAAAACTTATACATGAAGTAAAAAAAATACCTAATCCTAATTTAAAAATAAAGATGTTGCTTGAAGACCTGGAAAAAGGAATTGTACCAGATCAGCAAAGCTTAACTAGTTTAAAAAGCTGGATTAATAGACGGAATGAACTTTGGGCTAGGAATGAAACAGGAAACTTACAAGCAACAAACTTAAAGGATCTCTGGATAGAAAATGACATAGAAGAGTATATATGGCGTTCTATGCAGGATGGAAGAACTAGAGAAAGTCATTTAGAAAGAAATGGGAAAAAGTACAAGGTAAGTGATGGGCTGCTTCCAGGAGAAGATTATGGATGTCGCTGCTGGGCGGAGCCTATTACAAATAAAGGGAGGAAAAAGTAATGCCATTAAAACCAGAAGATATAGAATATCTAAAAACAGCAGAAGGGATACAAGAACTTACAGCAAACAACCTTATTCCAGCAACAGAGCCTGCAAAGCTAACAGAAGAGGGAGTAAATAAGTTTATAGAAACTAACACAGAATTTAAAACTAAACTTACAAGAACAGCAGTAACAAACTATTTAGGAGAAAAACTAGGGGTAACAGAAAAGGTAGAAGAACTTTTAGATAAACCTATAATGCTTGCTACAGAAACAGAAAAATATAAAAAAGTAGCAGTAGCAGGGACATTAGGAGGAGTAAAATATCCAGAACTTCTTTTAGGTAAATTAGATATGGGTAAGATAACATTTGGAGAAAATAAATTAGAAGGACTAGAAGAACAGCTAACAGCATTAAAAACAACATACCCAGACTTATTTATAACAGATCCTAAACAAACACCACCACCACCAGCAAGGAAAGAACCAGAGGGCGAAAAAGAAAAAATTAAAAGTGAAATAGAAAGATTATCTAAACTTTCTAAATCTACAGAAACTAAGGCAAAACTTTTAGCATTAGAAATACAATTAGCAAAATTAAATAAAGAATAAAAAATAATAAGGAGTGATAGAAAATGGCAGACATGATAACAACAGAAAGAATAGTAGGAATAAAAGAGGAATTAAGTCCAGGACTTAAATACATAAATGCAAATAAAGCACCATTTTACTTAAATTTAATAGCTTTAGGAAAAGTAAGAACAATAGGTTCTACAACAGCTTCTTGGGTAGATTACAGCTGTGAGGGAACAGAAACAGTTATAACAGCAGCTCTTACAGATACAACAGGTACAAGTGTAACAGTAGCAGATCCAACAGTTTTTCCAGTAAATTCTTACATGAGAGTAGATGAAGAGGTTATGCTAGTACAAAGTATAGCAGATAAAGTTTTAACTGTAAAAAGAGGACAACTAGGAACAACAGCAGCTACACACACTATTAATACAGCAGCTTATTTTATAAATGACAATATAGAAGAGGGAGCAGACTTATTAGGAGCATCTTATAAGCCAGGGGAAAACTTTACAAACTATACACAGATTATTAGGGAAGAAATTTCTATTTCTGGTACAGCCCAAGCTTTAGCAGTCCCAAGTGGTGGAGGATTAGATCCATATTCTTTAGAAATGATAAGAAAAATGGATAAGGTAGTTGGTAAAGTAGAAAAAGCAATGGTAGCAGGTAAAAAATTTGCTACTGGAAAAAACAGAGGTATGGATGGAATAAGAACTATTTTAGATAAAGGGCAGATAGTAGATGGTATAGGAGAAAAAATAACAATGGAGAAACTGGAAGCCTTACTAAAAAAAGTATATCTAGTAGGAGCAGACTTGCAAAATGGATACTATGCTTTATATATTCCACCTAAACAGCAATCTAATCTAAACAAAGAGATAGAAAAATACATTGTTAAAGAAGAAACTAGCTCTACATTAGGAGCAGTAGTAAAAGAAGTTTATACAAGCTATGGAATAATTCCTTTGATTATGACTCCGAATTTACCAGATAATGAAATTTTGCTGGTAAACCATGAAAATTGTGAGATAAGACCTGTATCAAATAGAGATTTGTTCCATGAATATATGGGAAAAACTGGTGACAATATAAAGGGATTGATACTAGGAGAATTTACATTAGAAGTAAGAGGGATACACGAACAAGGAAAAATAGTAAATTTGGGGGTATAAATGAAATTAGAACATACAAAATATAAAAATGTAACAATATTAATAAAAGGGCAAGAAATAAATTTTGCTGAAGGAATAGCAGATGTACAAAATAATGTAATTGCTAAAGAATTATTAAAGCTTCCATACATAAAAGAAATAAAGGAACCTGAAATAGAGGAGAAATAATGATAGGATATGTGACATTAGAAGAGGCTAAGGAATGGCTTGCAACTAGATATGATATAGAAGGTATAGAAGATACAATTTTAACTAAAGCTTTATATCGTGCCTTTGATAAAATAGAACAAATCCCTGTAAGATTTAAGGGGGAAGGCGAAAAAGTCTTCCCTCGTATGGGAGAAAAGGAAGTACCATTTTTAGTTAAAATGGCACAAATGCTGGAAGCATACAGCATAGCAACAGGGAAAGAGGAAGAACAGGCACAAATGCTTAATGGGATAACTTCTAAGTCTATTGGAGATATGTCTGTGGCATATGATAAAAGTAAAAAAGCTGGACTTGCAAACTTTTGTAATGCACAGGCAGCACAAACATTAAAAAGGTTTGAAAGGAAGAGTTATTAATGTTTAGGGATGAAGACTTTGGATTTAATAAGATAAAAGAAGAATTGGAAAAACTTGGGAGAATGAAAGTTATTGTAGAAATTGATCCAGATAAAACCTATTCTACAGGGGAAAAAGTGGAAAAAGTAGCAGTTTGGATGGAGTTTGGAGCAGATGAATTTAATGTAAATTATCCAGCTCGTCCTTTTTTTAGAACAGGGTTTGATACCAACATTGAAAAGGTGAAAAAGCTCTATAAAAAAAGAGTAGATTTAATAATGGTAGGCTCTGGAACAGCAGAAGCTTTAGGGCATGAATTGGGAAAATACATGGTACAAAAAATAAAGGCTGTAATAGAAACTGGAGAGTTTGCAGCACTTGCAGAAAGTACAATAAAAAGAAAGGGTTCTGATAAACCTTTAATAGATACAAAATCTTTATTAACTAGCATTAGATACAGGATAGAGTGGTAATATGGAATTTAAATTAAATGAAGTTGTAACAAGTGCAGAAATGGCAAAATACAAGGTTATAAAGAAAATAAAGGGAGACCTTAGAAATCCGAAAGGGCAAGAGATAGAAGAAGAATATCCAATGTTTCTATATAAGAAAACTTTAAGAACCTATAATCCAGATATTGGAGATGGTGGAAGAATATCTGGACAATTATGTGGAAAAATTTTAAAGATATATCCCTTAAAATATGGGGATTATATTCTTATAGAAGATGAAAGATATAAGGTAACCGAAGTGCTGCCAAGACTACGTGCAGATTTTAAAGAGTTTGTGCTGGAGAAAACAGATGAATAGAAGAAATGTAGAAGTAGACTTTTTAGAAAAGATACAGGAAATTACTGGAATACAAGTGTTTTCTAGTGTAGATTTGCAATATATGAATGCAGAAGATCTAGAAAAAGAAAGATGTGTGAGCAGAACTCTTGCAACAGAAATAGTAGAAAAATATAAAAAAGAGCATGATGAAGAAAATAACAGAGTATATGAGCAGGTAAATATATATAAAAACACTATTTCTTTTGTATTCATAGGGGATTCGAGACATGTTCAAAAAACTCTTGAATTTTTTGAACATATACAGGGACGAGGCTGGTGGATAGCTAGAAATGGCTTTAAATATGTAATAGAAAATGTTGGAAGCATAATGGATATATCTACAGCACTTCCAGCAGGCTATATAGAAAAAAATGTAGTGGATATAGCTGTAAGGGTGCAGGAATCGAGTATAGCAAAAATTCCACTTGTAAAGAGGGTAGATTATAAAATAGGAGGGATAGTAAATGTCCGAGATAATTAAAGGGGCGGAAAAGGTAATTGTATTTCTTAATACACATAAACCAAGTGCTATAGACCAGGCAACCGTAAATATAATAGGTGCTTTTACTACTAAAAAAGATGTAGAAGAGCAGCTAGTAACAAAAATAGAAGATGTTAAAGGATTGGAAACAACAGAGTTGCTATATGCAAAGATTAGGGATTGTTTTGCAGCAGGAGCAAAGCAAATTTTAATTTTTGGTAAAAATCAGACCGCTGGGTCAGAGGACTACGCAGATTTATTTAATAGTGTTCTAAATGATTGGTTTGGAACAATAACAGATGAAACAGAAATAGAAAAAATAACTTTAATGTCTAAAGAGCTAGCAGCAAGGCAGAAAATGTTATTCTGGACACCACCAAAAGAAACAGAGATAAATGTAGCATTAACAGATAAAATGGCAGGAATAGCAGCCCAGGGAACAGCTATAATTATTTCTAGAAACCAAGATGAAGCAGATGCCATTGTAGCAGGGTATGCTATACCACAAAGTCCTGGAGCTATTTTAATAGCTAATAAAGTTATGAATGGTGGAATAGATGGAGGGCTAAGTGGAGCAGAACAAGCAACCATAAAAAAAGCTAAAGGTTCTTATTTTGCCAGAGCAAAAGGGCAAATAATTCTTGCAGAAGGAAGAACAGTAACAGGAGATCCAATAGACTTTATACATTGTCTATATGCCCTAAAGTTTAGACTGGAAGAAGATATGACAGCATATCTTATAAATACTCCTAAGCCAAGTTTTGATGACCTGAGCCCTTTAAAGACTACCATATTAACAAGGACAACCCAATTCGAAAATTCTGGAGCTTTGATTGCAGGGAAAACAGTTATTACTTTTCCAACGTTAGAAGAAATACCAGACAACGACATTTTAAATGGGGTTTTAACTGGGGTAAAAATAGAGGTTAAATATAGATATGGAACTACAGAGATAAATGGAGATATATACTTTGCAGTATAGAAGGGGGAAAATAAATGGCAAACAATTATAATTATGATGTCGCCAAGCATGACATTGTACTTACAATAGGAGGAGTTCCATATGCTTTAAAAGATTATGGGGCAGATACTAAAGTAACAATCGCATATGAACAGGACTTTAGAACAGAGGTAACAGGAACAGATGGAGATGGAACAACATCTGAAAACCATAACAGAAATGCTATTGTAACTGTAAAAATATTACAGACCTCTCCATTAAATGCAATATTACAAACAGCCGCTTACAGTGGAGAACAGTTTTTACTTGCACATATAGATAAAAACTTTAATGGAGATGTGGGAAGCGTATCTAGTAAAGCATATTTTACAAAAATTCCAGACTTAACTCTAGGAACAAATGCAGCAACAAGAGATTATGCAATAAGGGCTATTAATTTAAGACCAACATTTTCGCTAGTATTAGGAGGAATATAAAAGCATGAGAAAAGAAGTAGTAGAAATAAATGGAAAACAAGTAACAATTATGGAGCAGCCAGCAAGTTTTACTTTGGATCTGGAAAGAAAGTTTGGAAATAAAAAAGATTTGGTAGAGTATTGCCAGGAGATTTTAAAATATCCAGCAGGCATAAATAAACCATTAGAAGAAATACTTAATATACCAGAAAAAGTGGCTTGTGAAGGAATGGAACTTTCTTTAGTAAAAGATGGAAAGAAAGATTTAAGAACAGCTTTAAGATTATTTATGTCTATTTCTGGGGAAAATGGAGAAAGCAATGCTGCTTATGTAGCAGAAACTTTTATAAAAGAAGTAAAAAAAGATGTTAATACTTTTAAATATTCTAAACTAACAGAGATGGGAGCGAAAATATTTGAGCAAGTGGGTGACATAGGGCATTTGCTTACTATAAGAAACATCTTTCGTAACTTGTAATAGTTTAGATAAAAAAATAGGTGACTATGAAGTAGAAAGATTTAATAATCCAATACAAGAGCTTATAACTTTTGTAGGTGGATTTTTAAAAGATTTCTCTAAGGCAGAACAGATGTCTTATAGAGAACTTGTAAGCACAGCAGAAAGAATAATTAGTTATAGAAAAAATTATTAAAAAAAGGTGAGATAAATGGAAGCAGTAAGAAAGCTAACAGTAGACATAATGAGCTACTTAAAGGGCGATGGATTTAAAAAACTAGAAAATGAAATAGATAAATCTAAAAAAGGTTTTTTAGGAATAGAAAGCCTTTCTGCTTCTACTTTTCTAAAAATGGGAGCAGGAATTTTTTCTATAACTAAGTTGATGGGAGAATATAACAAATCTATCCAGGCAGCACAATACCAAATGGAACAAGAGACAAAGTTGTATTCTACCATGAAAGGGCAAGGATTTAGAGAAGAACAGATAGAAAATATAAAAGCTTATGCAAGTGAACTACAAAACTTAGGGGTTGTGGGGGATGAAGTAACACTAGCAGGAGCACAACAATTAGCAACATATAATCTTACAGAAAAATCTTTAAAGACTTTAATGCCAGTTATGCAAGATATAATAGTACAGCAAAAAGGACTTAAAGGAACAGGACAAGATGCAGTAGGAGCAGCTAACATGCTGGCAAAAGGACTACAAGGGCAAACAGGAATGTTACTAAAAGCTGGTATTTCTTTAACAGAACAGCAGGAAAAACTTATAAAAGTAGGAACACAGGAACAGAAAGTAGCAGCACTTGTAGAGGCTGTTACAATGAATGTAGGAGAGCAGAATAAAGCTTTTGCTGCTACTCCAGAAGGAAAAATAGTGCAAGTTCAAAACCGTATAGGTGATATGTATGAAAATGTAGGTTTTAGATTGAGAAAATCCAGATATGAATGGTTTTCTTTTCTGGGGGATAATCTAGATGGAGCAGAAAAATTCGTAATGGCAGGACTGGACACCTTAGAAATGCTTAAAGATGGAGCAATGGGGGCAGCTAAAGGGATATATAAAGCTTTTACAGATATGCCAGAAGATGTACAAACAACAATAAAGCTTATAGCTGGATTTTTAGCTATAACAACTTTTCCTGTTACAGCAGCAGTAGGAGTTATTCTGGATATAATAGGAGCTTTTAATGGACAAAAGTCTGTAACAGAAGACGCTTTTAATGCTCTTATGAAGTATCTGGACTACGACTATAACTTCGAAGGTTTAAAAAAAGATGTGAAAGAACTATGGAAAGCTTTTGATGAAGGTGGCTGGGTAGCAGCATTTTTGCATAATCTACAAACCAGCATAGGACTAATAGGAGATGGAGCTACAGTAATAGCAGGAGTAGCAATAGGACTTAAAACAGGAGATTACAGCCTTGCAAAAAAAGGACTAAATAAAGGGAAAGAAAGATGGGATGATAATCAAGATTATTTAGTGAAATTTATAGAATCTAAAAGAGATATACCATCTTTACCAGTAAAGGTGCTAGTAGGAGCAGATGGAATAGATTATAATAAATCTTTGTTAAATAGCACAAAGCCATATATAAATATTCCTAAAGAAAAAGATTTTGTAGAACAGGAAGTTTATAGAAAATATTTAGGAGAAACTTCCAAAATAGAACCATTAGTGCAAGATGTAAATTATAATGTTACCCCATTTAAACCAAATATAGATAAGAAAATTATACAAGAAGTACAACAAATACCAGTAGGGGAAAATAAATTTAAAATAGAGCCAGAAATAGGAAAAATAGAAATTCCTAAGCTTCAGCCGTTAAATTTAGATCCAGGACTAAAAAATAATTTTGAAAAGAAGGAGACACATGTAAATTTTAAATTTGAACAAAAAAACGAAACTAAAATAGAAGGAAGTCCTTTGAGTAAAGCAGAATTGGAAGATGTAATAACTAGAGTAAATAAGAAAAATAATAACATAGGATTTGCTACAGCTTTAAAAAATATGTATGGGGAAGGGATAAATAATGTTTAAAATATCTGACATACTAAAGAAAGCAGGAGAAAAGGCATTACCAGACTTTTTTCATGCCAAATCTACTTTAGGTGGAATAGAACTGGAGGTAATATCTTCTAAGAGTGAAACTACAAAGATATCTAGCACAAACAGGAGAGTGGAGAAAGGCTTTAATATTTCGGATAGCTCTCGAGCTGAGTGTTTACTTGTAGATATAACAGTTGTAGATAATTCCTTTAATTATTTAACAAATAGGGTAAATTTAAAAAAGCTTGCTAACAGTGGGGAATATACAGAGTTTAATTATTCTGGTAGAGACTTTTACGACCATGTAATTGTAACAGATATTAAAGAGATAGAAAGCTCTACACAAGCAACAGGACTGACATACGATATTTCTCTAAAAATAATAAAAACAGCAGAAATAGAGATAGAAGAAAAAGTAAGTACTAAGACTACAAGTGGTGGAGATAAGATAGTTAAAACAGCAGAAGTAAAAGCACCTACTACAAAAGAAAAAGAACAAGGAAGTACAATAACTAAAGCAGGTTTGGATTTTATAGGAGGACTTTTTAAATGAAAATAATAGAAATAGACTTAAAAGAGCTAAAAACAAACCACATAGAAGCAGATGTTCCAGGAGAAAATTTTAAACTAGATTTTCTTTATAATAACTGGGATGGATACATGTATATGGGAATAATAGAAAATACAGGAAATAGGGTATTAGGACATACAAAGATAGTACCTAACATAGATTATTTAAATATAAATAAAAGAAAAACAGACTGGGGAAAGCAGCTAAGAATTATAAAAGTAAATGAATTTGCAGAAGAAAAAGATAAAATAACACCAGAAAATTTCAGTAAAGATTATAAATTATTTTTAATAGGAGAGGAAAATGAAATATGAATTATGGCAGCAGGTAAGAGAGGTAAAAATTGGAGAAATGCTATTCAAATTCGATGATTTAGATATTGACTTTGAAATAACAAAAACGAATGATACCAAGACTAACCAGGCTGTTATTTTTCTTTATAATCTAGCTGAAACTACCAAAGAGAAATTAAAAAAAGGCTTGTTATGTACTGTAAGAGATGGTTATAAAAACTATAATAAAGTATCTTTTAATGGAATTGTAGATAAAGTAAATACCTACAGAGATGGGGAAGACTTTGTAACTAGAATAATAGCGACTCCCAGCAATGTTGCTTTTACTAATACAGCTATTAATGTGCAATTTAAAGCTAATGTAAGACCATCAGAAATATTAAAAACATTAAACAGTATAACTCCATATACCATAGAAATAATGGATTTGCCAAAGGATACCCCATATCCAGGTGGGAAGATTTTTTCTAATCGGCTTAGTAAGGTAATAGAGATATTAGGCAGAGATACAGGAGCAAAGGTAAATGTAGATGAAAATAGAATTTATTTTAAACAGCCATCTAAAGCATATTCGAAGGCAATTCGAATAGGAGCCGAAGAGGGACTTATAAATATAGAAAAACTAGAAGATAAAACAAATAAAGAGAGGTATCTAATAGAAACATTAATGATACCAGATATAGTGGAAGACGCTATTCTAGAGATAAATAGCAGATATTACCCTGGAACATATAGGGTAGTAGAGCTAACAAGGAGTGCCCAAGGACTAGAGGAATTTAGTGTATATGCAGTGGCAGAGGTGGTTAAAAACAATGGAAAATGAGCAAAATGAGATGAAAGAAATACTAGACTATATTGTTGATGAATTAAAAGAAGAAGTACATACATCTTTGCCAGGAAGAATAGAAAAATTAGACCTAATAAAAGGATATTGTACAGTCCAAATTTTACCTAAAAGAATACTTTGTAGGGAGATAGTTAGTGTTCCACCTTTAATAAATGTAATGCTAGATTTTAAAAATTTTGGTGGTTGGAAGATAAGATATCCTTATATTGTGGGAGATTTGGTTTGGGTTGGTTTTAGTGAATTAGATTATTATAATGTCTTGGATGGTAAAGAAAAGGAGCCAGTTAGTTGGGATAGATTTAGTTTAAATGGAGCGTATATAAAAGGCTCTATTACACCTAGCAGCTTAAATTATAATAGTAGCTATTTAGAAGATATAGTAATAGAGGGAAAAGGTACTATTATTCTTATAAAAGGTAATGGAGAAATTTTTCTAAAAACAGGTGCTAATAAAATGGTAATAGAAAGTAATCTGGAAATAAAAGGGAATATAACACAAACAGGCAATTTTACACAGACAGGAAATATAACAACTACAGGAAGTATAGGAGCTATAAAAGGTATTACATCTGTAACTGGAGATGTAAAAGCTGGAGATATAAGCCTATTGGAACACGACCATGGCTATGATAAACCACAACATCCAGCAGGACAAGGAAGAACTACAGTAGCAGGATAGGGGGAGATTATGGGAACAAGCATAGAATTAGACAGGAACAACGAAATCGTATTTGATGAAACAGGACAATGTGGACTTGTGAGCAAAGATGAAGACATAATGCAGGCAATAAGAGTGGAATTATGCCAGAATAAACAACAATGGTTGTTAAATACAAATTTTGGAGTACCTTGGTTAAATAAAAATAATACTGGAGTATTACAAGGGAAGCTAGAGAATAGGCGAATTATAAATGAAGTATCTAAGGTAATAAAAAAATATGAAGTGGATAGAATAAAAAATATAGAATTTACAGATAATAGTAATTTAAAAATAGAAATAGTTCTAAAAGGGCAGGATAGGGAGGTAATAATCGAATGATATATATAACAGAAGATGGCTTTGTTGTCCCTACACTTGCAGACATATATAAAAGAAAATTAGCAGAATTTAAAACTGTAAAGCCAGATATAAGGGTAACAGATAGTAATATAATAATCTCCCTGTTAAAGTTTGATGCAGCAGAGGAATATGATACAGACTTACAGGGGCTAGCACAATATAATAACAGGAGTATATACACAGCTACAGGGCAAGACCTAGGAATTATAACAAGTTATTTAAATATGAGATGGAGAGCAGCAACAAAAGCTACAGCAAAAATAGAAATAGAAGCTGAGGCAGGAACAGAGATTCCAGCAGGCTGGGGAGTAGAGACAGAAGATGGAAAAAAATATGTAACTTTAAATACTGTAACAGAAATAGTAGACCAAAGTAAAAAGAAAGAATTAGAAGTTATTGCATTAGAAGCTGGAAAGATAGGTAACACAGAAGAAAATACAATAACAGTAATGACACAAGTTTTAATTGGAATAACTAAAATAACTAATCCAGGAGCAGCAGTAGGAGGAAAAGATGCCGAAAATGATAGCGAATTAAGACAAAGATTTTTGGAAAGAGTAGATAGAATAAATAGTTTTTCCTGTGATGGAATAAGAAACTATGTAGTAAATAACAGTACTGTAGACAGATGCCAAGTCTTGGAAAACGAAACGGACGAGTATGATGCAGGAGGAAGACCACCACACAGCTACGAAATAATAGTAACAGGCGAAACAGATGAAAATATGTTCCAGGTTATACAAGATTATAAGCTAGCTGGGATAAGAACTTGGGGAGATATAAGAAGAAAAATAGGAAACATTACATATGGTTTTTCTAGGGCAACTGTAAAAGACTTGTATGTAAAAATAGATATTACAGCAAGTAAGGAATACTGGAGAGCCCAGAACATAGACAAGATAAAAAAAGCTCTTATTTCTTATGTAGATAATGTGGATGTTGCAAGCATTGTATATATCTGGAAGCTTATAGGAGAAACCTACCAAAATTCGGAAGGGATTATAAATCTAGGTGTACAGTTGGGGGATAGTATGGAAACTTTAAAAACTATGGATTATGAGCTTGTAGATAAAAATACTCCAAGGCTATTAGAAGAAAATATAACTGTCAATGTCATTGTAGAGGAGTGATTTAAATGAATTTGGACAGAATTCCGCATATCTTCCATGATACTAGGTATGCCTTAAAACTATTTGAAATAGTATATGAAAAGCATAGAAGAAAGCGGCAGATGTGGCAAGAACTAAATAATTTTAAAGATTATACTAAATTATCTGGAGAAGCTTTAGACCACTTTGGTGGGAATTATAAGATTTTTCGAGAAGGATTAACAGACATAGAGTATATGAATAAAATAAAGTTCGGACTAGCTTCGATAAGCTTTGTAGGAAATATAGAAGATCTTACAAACATGTTGGCTTTTTATTTCCAGAGGGATCCAGCAGAATTTACATTATTAGAAGCTACAGGTAAATTAATCTTAATAATACCAGATATGCTGGATATAGAAGAGGTAAAGAAAACGATAAAAAAAGTAAAGTCCGCTGGGGTGGGCTTTTTGATAGACTTTGATGTCTATATTATAGATTTTACATTAGTAGATTTAACAGAAAAGACACTTACAGAGCTTACAGAAATAAAACTAGACAGAGGAGATGAAATATATGCCATTTATTAACGATCCCCAAGGCAGACCAGAAGTAGAAAAAGTATCAAGACGGCTTAAATTACCAGTTTGGAAATCAATTTGCAAAGGAAATTTTAGGCAATGGTGGAATGAATGGTGGGATAAAATAGATACATTTGCAGAAACAATAGAAGCAGTAGAAATAAAAGCAGGTACAGGACTAGAAGGTGGTGGAAACTTAACAAAAAATAGAACTTTAAGTTTAAAAGAAGCTACTAAGACAGACTTGGGTGGAATAAAAATAGGAGAAAATTTAACTTATAATCCTACAACTGGAGCAGTAGATGGAAATCCTACATATACGCATCCTACAACAGAAGGTAACAAACATATTCCAGCAGGAGGAGCAGCAGGGAACTTATTACTTTGGAAAAGTCCAGGAACAGGAGAATGGGGAAAATTAAAATACACAGATATAGTAGGAACACCTACAAGTCTAAAAAACCCTTATAGCTTAACACTACAGTTTAATGGGATAAATCAAGAGGGATATAATGGGGAAACTGCTAAAACAATAAATATAACACCAGTAGGAATAGGAGCAGCAGAAAAGACACATAAACATAGCAAAGATGATATAACAGATTTATCTTTAAGTAAACCTTTAACAATAAAATTTAATGGAACAAGCCAAGGAGATTATACAGGAGAAGTAGCAAAAGAAATAAACATAACATCAGCAGGGATAGGAGCAGAGCCAGTCTTTAACAAAAATTCTGCTTTTAATAAGAACTTCGGAACAGTTGCAAATACAGTATTAGATGGGGCTAAACTGGCAGAAACACTGGGTATTCCTTATGGTGGTTCTTTAAATACATCAACAAGCAAAGTGGTAGGAACAGCCTACTATGACAGTACAACAGAAAAGACATATAAGTGTACTGTTGCAAATAGTTTAAATTACGCAGATGCCACATATTTTGAAGCTATTTCGAACAATGACCTTTTGTTGAAATTACAGAATTTAAAGATAGGTAGTGGATATGGAACAACAGATAAAGCGATTAATTTTAATAAACCTATAAAGTCTATTGTAGCCATCCATATTGGTAATGAGCCTGTTACTGTAATTATAAAACAAGGTGAAAGTAATCTTAATACTGGCAAAGTAACATTTAGAAGCAGTTACAACCAATCTGTTGAAATCTATTATATTGCTGTTTTTGCTTAATATCCTATTACTTCAACTGATTGAATTCCTTGTGCAGAAGCACCACTATAAGAAACTTGAATATAAATCGTTTCTTGAATTGTTGTAGTATGAATATATGGAATTGTACCACCACCATATCCATAGTTATTTGAACCATAAGAGCCAAATGTATTTATTACTTCAGTAGTGTTATCATTTTTTAATCTTATTAGAGAATAAGAAGCAGATCCATACCCATTTGAAGCTCTTGTAGCATAAAAATGTATTTTGATTATATATGTTCCTGCTGAAATAGTTATTGTCCCATTATTGGAAATAATTTTATTCCCAATAGTTAATATTTCTGGAGAATTTCCACATAATTTACCTCCAGCAGGAGTTCCTTTTAAAATTATATAATTGTTTAAATTCTGTAATTACAGAATTTCTCTATATTTGATACTGGTAGTACTTCCACTGCTATGTGGGTAAAACTTCCGAATGGTTTATTAATACAGTGGAGCACAGCTTCTGTATGGGGAACATTTACCTATCCGAAATCTTTTAAGGATATGAATTATGTCTTAATAGCAGCTTATGGGGATAATAGTGCAAATTGGATACCTAATGCTTCTTCTCCTACAATGTTTAAGATTTCAGCTACTCAGGGAAATATATATTCTAATGAACGTATACTAGGCTATTGGTTAGCAATAGGATATTAAACACCAATGGCAAACCAATCTATCCTAGAACCTCCAGAACTAGCAGTATTAAAGTTCATTAAAGTTTTTGCTGAAATTTGCAAAGCATAATGGCTACCATATCCCTCTTGGTGTATAGCAAAAACCTTACAATATTGTTTAAATGCTATTGAATAATTTGTAAGAATACCACTTGTAGTTGTTCCCCACTGCAATATTAACCCAGCTATATTAATGTAGCCTTGTCCTAAAAGAGAAAGTACTTATTATTTTTGGACTTGCTAAAAACTAGAAAAATAAGACTTTGTATTTATAAATTCCCACTCACATATGAATAAATTCGATAATTTATACATGGTAAAAAATAGAAAAAATTAAAAATAAAATTACAAAAAGGAGAGAAAAATGGAACAAATAATATACATCTACAATAAAGATTTAGAAATAATAGCACAACCTTATATAACAAATTTAGAAGAGTTTAAGGAAAGTCCCACAAAGTTTTATCCAGACTGGGATAATACTATGTATGCTACTCTAGAAAAATATAATAATCCAATTTTAGATAATGCTGTTATAAGGGAAAAAACAAGAGAGGAATTAATTCTTTTAGATAATAAAATAGAATTGCTAGAAGAGGGAGAAATAATAGAAAATGGAGAAATAAGAAAAATAAAAAAGCCAGAAGGGTATAAAATGGAGTGGCAATCTCCAAACTGGGTGGAAACAATAACAAAGGAAGAATTAACAGAATTGAGAAAAGATAAAATCTTAGAGTATTCCAAATTAGAAGAAGATAAAAAGTTATTAGAAAGTTCTAAATTTAGTACATTAGAAGAGATAGAACTTATAGTAGAAAAAATGAAAATATTAGAAGGAGAAATAAATAATATTGCAACAGCTTCTATATCAGCAGGAGGGCAAGAATGAATATAAAACAAATAATGGAAAATATAAATTTAAATAAAATCATGGATGTAATAGCTTTAAATGAAATATCAGGAAATGAAAATGTAATTTGTAAATTCAGCTATGCAGGAGGAATATCAGGATATAGTTTTGGCAGAAGTCAGTTTGATGTAAAACATAATTCAAAAGCCAGAAATTTTTTAAAAGAAAAATGTAGATTTACAACTGGTGATATTGATAGATTATTAAGATTAGATAAGGAAATAGGTGATCTTAATAATAAATTAAAAAATCATAGAAAGGATATAGATGAACTGGATAAAGAACATATAAAAGAAATGGTAAACTATGTAGCCAATCTTAATGAGCTGCCAGAATTTGAAGATGAAAAAACTTTTGTCCACTTAGTAGATTATCATAATCAGTTTAATCTCAGTAAGAATGGGCTTATGCATAATTTTATAAAAAGTAAAAAAATACTCACTTCGCAGGATATTTTAAATTTTAAATTAGGACTTAAATGGGGAAGAGAGCAGCCACAGGATGTTAAAAGAAGATATAACAATATAGAAAACAACTGGAAATAGGGCGAGTGTTTAAAATGACAACAGGAATTATAATTGGCAAGATTTTAGGAAGTCTTATAGGTGGAATTTTTGTAGGAATTTTAATAGAAAAACTAGAAAAAAATAAATGGAGATAGGAGAGATGAAATGAATAAAGAAACATTATTTTTAATAGTTGGCTTAGTACTAGCTATAATAGGAATTATTTTATTATATAAGTATAAAAGAGAGGCTCTTAAAGCAGCATGTTATTACATAGTAGTACAGGCAGAAGAAAATTTTATATCTGGACAGGGTAAAGAGAAACTACAATATGCAATAAAAGAACTTAAAAAAAAGATACCTTGGTATTTATCATGGCTTATATCAGAGAAATTCATAACTAATCTTATAGAAGATGTTTTAACTGGCTTACAAAGCATATTTAAGGGAGCTAAAGAAAAACAGTTAAATGTAATTAATAAAGTTTTAGAAGCCACAACATCAGGGCAGAATATAGTAAAGATAGCTAAGCAAATGGAACAGGAGGTAAATTCTAAAGGATATATAGAAGGATATTTGGAAGGTAAAACAGATTTTAAAGGAGATAGTAATATAGTTGGAGGATTAAGAGCAGGAGTTAAATTGTAAGAGAGGGATAAAAAATGAAATATAAAGAAGTGGGGGATATGGTTATAGAGGTAATTAAAATACTTGCAGATAAAGGAGTTATAGTGAGTGGAATAATTGTTTCATGGATTTTTTATGCTTTAGGAGGAAGAGACAAATTGATTTATTGTCTCTTTGGAGTTATGGTTATAGACTATATTACAGGAATTATAAAGTCAATAGTTCAAGGCACTACTAGCAGCAAAATAGGGTTTAAAGGAATTCCTAAGAAAGTTGCAATGCTCTGTATTGTAGCATTAGCTGTATTATTAGATATAATATTAGAAACAAAAAGTTTTAAATATAATTGTAGATATTTGGTAGTTTGCTTCTATTTTGCCAATGAGGGACTCAGTATTTTAGAAAATGTGATAAATGCAGGATTGCCAGTACCAAAACAACTAAGAAATATACTAGAACAGTGTAAGGAAAAGAAAATAACAAAAGATAAGAGCTAGTATATCTAGCTTTTTTGTTTGCGAAGATAAACATTCTTTATTCCTAAAAAGATTTTAAAAAACTACTTGAAAAATTATAACAATTTATATATAATATATTTATAATTATAGATAAGAGGTGTTCAATTTATGAAGAGAGAAACTTTTGAGGAAAAAATAGCAAATGAAGAAATTGCTATAGAAGATTTACTAAATAGTAAATTTATAAGAAAATATACATTGTTTAATAGCTATGATGAAATAGAAGAAGAAGTAAATAATAGAGCTACTAAAAGTACAGATGTAGAAAAATTAATAAAAAATATATTTTTAGAGAAAACAAAATTTAAGAATATAGAGGATATGAAAAAGAAAGCAATAGAAGAATACTTGCTATATAATTAAAATAAAAGATTTAAAAAGATAGGTAATAAAATATCCAATGACCTTTAAAGAATGTCTTAAAATTAATTTTAGAAGGTCAAATAAAATATGGAGGCACCATATGCAGTTAATAAAAATATCTAGAAATAGTAAAGGGGAACAAATTGTAAGTGCAAAGGATTTATTTAATTTTTTAAATGTTCATGGAGATTTTTTTAAATGGATAAAAAAGAGAATAAAAGAATTTGATTTTGTAGAAAATCAAGATTTTATAATAGATTCTAATAAATATTTATTAACAATAGATACAGCTAAGGAATTAGCAATAGTAGAAAATAATCCTAGTGGCAAATTAGCAAGAAAATATTTTATCACATGTGAAAAGAAATATAAAGAAAAAGAAGCTATTAAATATATTTTACATCAAAATGCGACTGTAAGGGAGTATGCAACTTCAATCATGTATTTAATAAATCAAGCTAGAACATCTGGAGAATTAAAAGGTAATAAATTGGAAGAGTTATTCAATATATGTATTCGGCTAAAAGCTCACGCTTTTCCATATACAGTAGATAGTAAATATAAGGTAACAGATAATAGAATAATGTATTAA